TATTTGAGTAGCAATTATCTTTTGTTTTTGCGTTTCTAATTTATTAACATCAGTCAAAAGTTTTCTTTCTGCTGTTGATAATTCACCAGTTAGCCTTATATTTTCTTTTATTTTATCATTTAAATCCATTACACTTTTAGGTGATTGACCACCATTAAATGAAAGTTGTAGTTTTGAAATTGCTACAACTTCCTCGTGTGTTTTGGTTAATGATTTATAAAGGTCATCAAGTTGTTTTTGTGCCTCTTTACTTACTATTAAGTCAATACTATTTGCCATTCTTTTGTGATTTTATTGTTTTTTCAGCTTGTTTTTGGAATTCAATCCATTCTTTTACTGTGATTTCTTTTGCATCCAGTTTGTATTTTAATTCTAAAATACGACTAACAGATATTAATTGTGATTCAATACTTTGGCTTTCCTGTTGATCATCTTTTTTAAGTTCCAATTGCAATATCTCTATTTGCGTTTTCACGTTCTGCAATCTTTGGTTTATGCTTTCAATTTGTGCAAATATATCTTTTGCCCTATCTATTTTATAATGCCATTTTTCAAGTTCCCATGTTAAGGCGTGAAACATATCAATGTTTAAACCTTTATCGTAATTATATAAAGACTTCAGTATTAATGTAACGCAATTATATTTTCCCTCTAATTTTAACAGTTTATAGATCTTAGAAAATCTTTGATATACTGCATTATTTTGAGTTAATTCTAAATATTCAACAAAGAAATCATTCATTACTAAATGCAGATCCTTAACCTCTTTTAATTCTTTTGTAAAGTATTTTAATTCGTTTGTTTCAAGATACTTTTGAAAGTTCCATAGTGGCATTTCATCGCACTTTTTATAAATATTGACGGATGTACTTATCCAATTCAGGTTTAATAATTTCATAATTAAGTTTTTGTTGATTATCATAATTCAATCCAAAAATATTTTTACCATATTTTCCAATCAAATCAGGTGTTTTTCTATCTGTGGAATTAAAAGTAAGTATTAAATTGTCTTTGTCTACTGTTAAATAAAACCCATCGTAAAATGCTCCAGAATAGTTTAAAGTTGTTCTGTCGTATGGTTGGCCTAAAAGCTGTTTAATCTGGATTGTAAAAAATGCATAAGGTTTTAAGTCTAATCCTAAACTATCCTCACCTTTTGCATATAATTGAGCTTGTCTGTTTAAATCAATTATCTCGGCCTTATTTCTGTTTATTATACCTTCTGTTTGTTGAGGAATATTATCCCTAACATTTTTCACAAAGTCCATATAATCTTTTACAGTTATCATAATACAAAAGTACAAAAAAAAGCGCACCTATTAAGATGCGCTTAATTCATTAACTTAAAACAAAATTATATAGCTGTTGTAGTTGCTACATTTGATTTATAAAGTACACCATCAAGGTTGATGATAGTTTTTAATAGTGTAGTATCCCAAGTTTTAAGCGTTAATACTTTACCAGCAATAAATGCAGGAACAGTTAACGTGTATTTACCGGGTTCTGTTGTGCTTTCTGCTAAAGTTGTGATTGTTGTAGTAACACCGTCAACAGTATAAAGCAAATCAGTTTTAAGCAATCCACTCAAAGATACTTGGTGATTGTCTGCTAATGTTTTAACAGTGAAAACAATTGATGTTCCAGCAGTTGGAGTTGTGATTGTGAAAACTGCATCATTAACACCATCAAGGTCTTCTTGAGCGTTATAATCCAAGTTATCCGCTGTAATCCAGCTTACTCTTTCGTCAAACTCTAATCTGTTTACCATTTGAAAAGTTACTGATTGAGCAGAAGCATCCGTTCCATTACTCATTGTGTATTTTCCATTTTCAAACATTCCAAGTGTGAATCCTTTAAATTCTCCAGCTTTGGTTTGTGTGAAGATAGCATCACCTTTAGAATCAAACATGATCAAATCATATTGTCTGTTAGAAGACAAAGAAGTCAATGCTTTGTGGAAGTTTAAACCGTTGTCAAACATAACCATATACTCATATGGATTTTTACCCGCTACGATTTTCTCACCTGATCCAGCTCTGGTGATGATTGTGTCTTCTGCTGTGTTGTCTGTTAATTCTACAACACCTTGCAAAATGATTAATTGCCCCTTTTGTTGCAATTCTTGAATGTAAGCCAATTCCAGAGAACGTGCTTCGTCAAATTTTAGGCCTCTCTCTAAAAGTCCTAATGTTGTTACTCTTTTAATGTCCTGTTTGCAGTTTTTCAGACCAGTTCCTAAAACTTCTGATGCGCTACAGTTTACCGAATTTACGATGTTAGTTAATGCCATTTTTAATTAAAATTTATAGTTTTTAAACAATTTTCTTTGAAGTAAATATCCAATTCTAAAATGATTACATTCCAGTTGTCAATAGTTTTTGCATTTTTTCCATTGTCTTCAGAATAGTTTGATCTTCTTTGTAATTTATACTTTCCTTCCTTTATTTCTGTTGTTGTACTTCGATCCAATGCTTTTAGTATATTTTCTGCAAGTGGATTTAATACATCATTAAATTCTGTTTCCCAAATTATCGGGTTTGTGTTTGTTTGGTGTACTGATTGTTTAGCAATGATTAGTTTCACAGATTTTTCAACTCCTTTTTTAGAGAAGTTCCCATTCTCTTCATTCTCAACTAACCATATCAATGGATATTTATTTGTTTGCTTTAATTGTGCTAAATACAAATTTAATGAATCCTGACTTCCCCAGTTAAATTTTGGTTGAAAACCTTGAATAGTTGGTAACTGTGCGAATAAATCTCTTAAATAATGCTCTACTACAATCATAGTCCAAATTGATTTTGATTTCTGAATAAGGTCATATTTGCATCTGGATAGTCTGTTTCGTGATCAGCTAAAAACTGAATCAAACTAACATAACCCAACTGCTCACCGCTTCCGAACCAATCCACAACTTTTGTTGTTCCTTTATACCATACAGTTGGAAAGTAAGTATTTGTTCCCTGATATTCAGAAACAAAATCATTCCAAACTGTTACCAATCTTTGATTTGAATTAACATTTTGAGCGTTTTGTGAATTAATCATTTTTTCGCCTGTTCCAGTAACAACAGAAATGGTATCCTTTAACCAAGAGTAAAAAGTATATTTGGCCATCAATGAAGACTTATAAAGGCCTTCAGTGTATCTTAAGCCTTTCCACTTGTATAATTTACCTTCTTTGGTGTATTCTGCACCATTGACAAAATTAAGCCATTTTTGTGGTGCTAATGTATCCAGAACTCCATTTGTGATTTTACTATCCAAATCTTTAAATAAAACGTATCCCAATGCATTTTGTAATAATTCCCTACATTTTTCATCAATATATTGATTTAATACAGTAATATTATCGGAATCCATCTCGTTAAGATTTGGAATACTCAATTCTTTGATAAAATATGTTTGGTCAATTAAATACATTTATTTTTTGCTTTTAGGTTCGTAATATTTAGCCACTTTATCAATGTTCACTAAGTGAGAAGCGAGTTGGGAGTCGCACTCCCAAACATCGCCTTTCAATTTAGTTGCAAAGTCTTTTATAAACTCTACTTTTTTCATCTACTATGTTGCCAATGTAGTTAATGCAGCAGAAATAGAAGCTACTTTTCTGAATCCAGTTTTGTCAGCTTCACGGATTAAGAAAGCTAATCTCTTACGAGCTTTCAAAGTCAACATATCTTCTGCGAAATCAGTTCCATTGTAACCTTTAGAAACAACAACACCACCCATTTCATAGATACGTGCAAATCTTGAATCACCTAAATAAAGTGTGTTTGCTGGTACGTTGTTATCTTCTACGATGTTCAATGCTCCAATACGTGGATCATTAAAGTTGAAAACATAATTGTATGTACTATCTTTTTTCAATTTCAATTTATTGATATCTGCAATGTTCATTGCAACGAAATCTGGAGCGTATTTTGCACCACCAACAGAAGTAATATCTTCAGAAACTTTTGCAATCAAGTCATAAATGTTTGCATCAGCAATTCCAGAAGCTACAGCCGTGTAAGCTGGTGAAGAAGTAATTAAACCTTTTAGGTTTGTTCCTGTGTTATCACCTACTACGATTTGAGAAGCTACTTTATCAAGTACGTTTGCATCCAAAAATACTTCTAATTCAGCAGAAGCCATAACCTCATCATTGAAGAATTCTTCAGATACTGGTAATGAATCACCGATTTTTTGCAATGCTAATGTATAACCTTTGAATTTAGCAGTTGATTCAGCAAATGCAACACCTTCAGCAACAGAAGCGGCCGCTTTTACGGTTGTAGCTTCATCCCAGTCAACATAAGCAATAGTACCATTATGGTTACCAGCACCAACAGGAATTTTACGAAATAACTCATATAAACTTCTTTTTTTACGTTGCAATTGACCAATTCCATCAACTAATGCAACGTGTGGATTTGTAGCAATAGAAGATCTTAAAGTGTCAGCTTTCAAAACTACTTCAGCGTTTCCACCTTTTGCAATAGCTCTCAAAGTTTCTTTGTTTTCTTTGATTTCGTCAACCAAAGTTTTTACGGTTGAAGTTACTTTCATTTCTTTCAATTGGTTTACTTGTTCTTGTAGGTTTTCGAATACTGATTTCTCAATTGTTTCTTTACCTTTCAAAGCCTCTAATTCAGCTTTCAATACAGATACTTCAACATCCTGTGCTTTGTATCCTTCAACTTTTGCGCTTAAAGCGTCTAATTGTTCTTGTGTGATCATTTTTAAAATTTGTTTAATAGTTTGTTAAATTCTTGTTCATTCATTTTTTGAGTAACAATTTCTGTTGGCTCATTTTCTGAAAGTGTGTGAACGGCTTTCATATTATTTTCTAATGTCGGTGTAACTGGATTTGATCCAATAACAACGGCAGATCCTTCAATCAATTTTGCTTCAAGTACGGCCCAGAAATATCCTTTTTCAATTGCTGTTTCTTGATTTGCAACCTCTGGTAAATATTTATTCCAATTTTCAAACTCTTGTGTGCTTGATGGATTATTTGCGCAAAGTAACATTTTAACATATGACATTCCAACAGAATGATTTTTTACAAATCCTTTAGAATACTGATCATACATAAATTCGTTCCGATCTTCTTTTACTTTACTTTCAAAGATTAAGCATTCTGTTTTACCATCATATTCAAAACCTAATTGTTTAAAAGTAAATTGTTGCGTATAAACATTTAAATCCGAACCATCTGCAATGATCTTGTCAAATTCCATGCAGTGTTCTTGCAAATGTACAATATTTTTGTTTTCGTTTATTGACTTATTCCATAAACCTTTAATATGAACATCACCGTGTGAATCTAAAAAGTTAGTTGAATTTACTACAACTTTAACTTTCAATTCTTCTTCAGCTTCTTCAACTGGTTTATTATTAACAATTGCCTTTGTTGTTTCAATTGGACCAAATGAAAATGTATCGGCTTTTTTAAATGATGCCTTTTTAAATGCGATCAGTTTATTTTGATTTTTAATAATAAAATCAATTTCCTGTTCCTTATTTTCGAATGATGGTATTTTCATTTTGTTTATCTTTTTTTAGTTGCTCAATTTCTTCTTTTGTTATCATAACTCATCAATATTAATGTTGTTTTGATCTGCTAAAATCTTGTTATCAAGTTTCAATTTTATTACTTCCTGACGTTCCTTCTCAAATACTTGGTTAAATGCTAAATGTTCCCAAGTCATAAACAATTCAGTATAATTAAATTTTTCCTCTAATGAATCAGTCAATAACTGGCCTTTTGGCTTCAATACATATTCAACGTGCCTATTTGTTGCCTTCTCTTGGTTTTCGTATGTACTGCTTTTTAAATTGGCTTCAAGGATATCTCTCGGAATACCATACATTGAACCGATCATAAAGAAATCATTGTAATAACATTCATCCAGCTTTAAACGTGCAATATCATCAACAAATCTTTTGATATCAATAGGCTTTTTAATTGCGTGAACGCTCTTATTACTTCTTACTACATTTTCAATATTTCGTTTCTCATCATTTGACATATTAACACCTTCTAAACTTTCGCTTTTAGCGGATGCAATAAATTTCTGACTAAACTCTAAATTAATGTTTTTAGCATTAAGCGCATTTTCTGAATTGGCTATGATTTTATATAAAGCATCAATTCTGGATACACCTTTTAAATGGTTATCACTAACAGAGTTTGTAAGATCATAAAATGGTGTTATTTCTGAAATTGGAATAACTCTGGATGTATTACCAATATTGTACTTAATTGTGCCTTTTACAATATCTGAATAAGTAATTTTAGATAAAATAAGACTGTTTAATTTATCAACTATATTACTATCAAATTCAATATTCGCTGGATTAAGCCATTGTATTGGTGATGTTTCATTTAACTGATTGTTTGGAGTCCAAAGGTAGGCTGTGCCTAATTGCATAAAAAACATGTAATCCCACAGGAATTGAGTCCAGTTCTGTTTAAAGTTTGGCTTCTTTCTTTGTGAATATAAAAAGTCTGTTTCTGTTGGTGTATTGATTTTACCTAAACTAAATAAATCACAGTTTAAAGCAAACACTTTTAATACTGCTGGATTTGATAAAATTACGTTTAATTTTTCTTTATCGTTTTTAAACTTTGATACGTTTGCATTTTGATTAATTAGTTCATAGAAGAAATTACCAGACAAATCACGCTCCACAATTTGAGGCGCATTATTACCAAAAGAAAAATTTAGATTGAATCCCATAATAAAATTTTCACAAAGTTACTAAATATTTTTAATAATATTCATTTCAAACAGTTTTTGTGCAATATATTCAATTGCATTGATTAAGTGATCGTTTCCATCTTCTGGATTTTCCAAGGTAACTCCGAATCTATCCTTTTGATAAGAATAGTTTTCCTGTTCAAATTCAATATTTTTTGAAGTAGAAGTATAATAAATATTTAGGCCTTGCATTGTTCCGATTCTGTCTAACAATCTGCTTTTACCACCAACAGATACCGCATACTCCCAACCCGATCGCCTTAATGCTATTATTTTTGTAGGCCTGTTGGAATCACAAACAATAATTTTGTCTTTAGGTATATTTAACTTTGTAAACATCCAACTGACTAATCCTTCATCCTGATTTGCGTTGATCTGGTGCAGTTCAGTTGTTGTTAAGTTTCTGCGGAGTTCATTCTCTGATTTGTAGTTAAGTTCGTGAACGTATAAATTACCATCATGATATTTAACCTCAACAATTCCCCAAGGATCAACAAGTCCCCAATCACAGCCATAGTAAGTCTGTTTTTCTATGTTTAAATAATCAATATAATCAATAGACTTCCAGTTATAAATCCTTCCTTGTTTTTCAGCTTTTAAACCTAAACCGAATACTTGCCAGTTATAGTCATTTGCTGTGCCTTGTTTAATATTGTATTCAGTAGGCTCATAAGATAGTATTTTCTTTTTTTGCTCAATAGGTATAAATGGATTGTCTTTGAATGTTGAATGAATCACAAATGCATTATCTCGTTTCATAACATTATCGGCCCAGTGAGTTCCTACTGGATTATAATCCATAAAGATAGTATTTGAACACCTCATATCTAATTGATCAAATGTTTCTTTTGATAGTTTATAAAACTCATTAAACCATAAATAGTCTGAATGGTATCCCATTACTTTTAATTCATCATCTGTTCCTTCAATGTAAATTTGTGATCCATTAGGGAAGGTAAAATATGATTCTGATTTATTAAATATAACTTTATCCCAATTTGGTAAAGTAGGATAATATTTTAACATATCCTGTAAAATTGTATCCTTACAATCCTTTTTAGTTATTCTAAAAGCGGAGCATTTAATACTTTTTTTTGACCAGCATAAAACCCAAAACAACTGTAATATACTAAATGTTTTACTTGATCTGGATGATCCAGAATTGATAATATATTTATATTTATTAGTATTTAAAGCGTTATAATTTTTCTCAAATACTGGTGTCGCTTTCATCTTTAGGCTTTATTACTTCTATTTTTAAAACATTGTTTAAACTTTCGCCATTTGTTTTTATATCTTGATTTACATTTTCAGTAAGTCCATTTAATCGCTGTGTTATACTTGCATTATAGATTCCAGCCATTCCACCTTCAATTTGATTGTTTCTAACTGCTTTGCGTATGCTATTACAGATAGTTAAAAAATCAGTATAGTTGTTATGCGTATTTGCAAAATAATGACTTAAATCGCCTATTATATCATTATCAAAACAATAACATTCAAAACCTTCAATTGTTAACGGTCTTTGTCTTTCACGGTAAATCATTTGAATATCTTTACCGATGTAATCCTGAACTAAAATAGGATTATTTTTAACCCATTCTTTATAATCAAGAAAGTGTTGCCAAAGTATTTCAGGAGTTGCTATTTTCTTTGTTCCGAAAGGTCGTGCCATTTTCTTTGATCTTTTTAAGTGTTTCTTTTGCTTGTTGTTTCAATCTATATTCCTGTTCAAAAATAGATTCTCGCAAAGTAATTGGTTTAATTCTTCTTTTATTAGCCATTTTATTAGTCAATGATACAAAGATATACTTTTTTATTATTAATGTATTGTACCCTCATTAGATCACCTTCTGACGGTTGTAAATCGTCATTTTGCAAAGTTAATACAATTGTTTTGTTTAAATGCTTTGGTTGGCTATTTTTACCTAATTGAAACATTATAATTCCGACTGATGCTATTAAAAGCATTATAAATATTATTCGCATTCTATATCTTGTTTAAGTTGATTTAATCCGTTTAAAATAACTGAATCACTATAAGTTAATGATTTTAATGAATTGTATATTATATCCATTAATTCGTGAATATCCAGATCATCATCTGGAGTTATTGTTGTTGATTTTCTTTGTTTTGTTTTAAATATTATTTTCATATTAATTACCACCTAAATTTTTAATTAAATAATTTAATAACCATATACATTTTGGCCTTAAAAACTCATAACTTATCCAGATCAGAATTATTTTTATCATTTTTTCTACATTTATCTGAACAATATAATTCTTTTGTAAATCCTGTATTTATTATATTACTGCATTTGTGGCACAGTGTTGCTCCATTTCCATTGTTGAATTTATGAATTGGTTTAATTATTTCCCAATAATAATCACAATTTAAATTATCTATATTAGGACTTTCACAAAACCAAGACTGTCTAAATTCACTCGGTTTAGCTTTAAATCTATAGCAATTATCTTTTATATTGCAATTTATTCCTTTGCACATTGATATATCTGGCATCTTCTTTTATTTAAAATTTTAAGTTATTACGGCGTTAATCGCCGTTAAAACAATTATTTATTTTCCAAAGATTCTAAAATTTTATAATCATTTAAATTAAATTCCTTCATTAATTTATTCCAAAGATACGAATCATTATCGAATCTTAAAGCGTTGATAATTCTTAAATACGGCCAGCGTGTTTCTGGCATTTTTTCACGTTTTTTATGCTGTCTGCGTTTTGTTTTAAATTCTTTTGGTACTGGAGGATAATTTTTATTTTTTATGATGTAACAGGCCTTATTGTATAATTCAGGATCTTTTGTATTGAATGCCTGTTTAATCATTTGATAGTTTTCGTTATCCTCATATTCCTTTGTTTTTGCAATTGAATTATAAAGGCTTTCACGGATCATTTGCAATTCATCTGCTATATTTGCAATAGTGCGTGTTTTATGTTCCTGATTAATATATAAATTACGTATAAAAATAACGTGATGCTTTCTATTTTTAGTTTTCAAGTCAATATTGAAAATTTCTTTTATTTCGTTTAGTGTCATAATTTATTTATTTCGTTTTTTACTTCATACCAATAATCTATTCTATAATGTTCTAATGAATCAAACTCGTTTATCATTTCATCAACTGCACTCAAAGCGCTTTTTATTCCTTCCCTTTCGGCTTCGCTTGTATTCCAGTAAGTAAATTTATCAATTAACTCTACTGCTTTTTCTTTTGGTGTCATAATGTTTTGTTTAGTTTTATTTGACAAATATAATAATACTTTATTATTACGCAATAACTTTTTCGAGAAATTTTGCTAAAAAATCAGTTTTATTTTTAATGTATTCATTTTCAGCATCTTTATAAATCTTATCAATCCAATAATGTAATTTATAAGTTCCAGATCCTTTAAATATCATTCCATTTTTAAATGTATGTTCCAATCTATCAGGATTGTTTTCTTTAAATAGTTGTACTCTGTCTTTTAGTTTCATTTTATTATTTTTTTAAATTCATCGTAATCGTTTATGAATTCCCAAATAAACCCAGCATCTCTAAATTGTTTCTGTCTTAATTTTTGCAATTCAGATTTAATTCCACCTTTTGAATTTTTTACCTCTATAAAAATCGTTTTTCCATCTTTAAAAAGCATTATATCAGCGTGTCCGCTTGTGCTTAATTTAATAGTCTTAATTACTAAATAGTTTTTTAATTTTGCGTATGCTATTATTTTAGTTTGTATTTGTTGCTCTGTACTCATTGAATTGTTTTATATTAAATTTTTCTTTTTTGCTTACTGTTTTATAAATTGCCTCTGTAAGTGATCCTTTACCAAATATAAAATAAACATCATTTGTTGGTCGGTCTTTTAAAGTTAATCTGTCAATAGCTTGGATGAAATTTTTACCAGAATAACCAAAATTATAAAATACTAATGCATCTGCTTTAGATAATGATATACCTTCACATGAACTAACTTGTTGGCCAAGATAATGTTTATCAGTATTATTAAATTCATTTAAATCTGTGGTGCATTGATCTTTGAAAACATTTTGTAACAAATTTAATTCATTTTTAAAGTTATATATTATTGCTATCTTTTTACCTTCAAAGTATTTTTTAATAAATTGGCCTTTTGCATCGCTTAAAATTTGACTGTTACCAGATTCAAATATAATTGTTCCATTTTCTAATTGGTGTATCTTTTGCATAAGTTTAACACCTGAATCCGCAATGATCAATTCGTTTTTACCTTCAATTACATTATCTTTTTTTAACCTTTCAATTAATTCTATATTTAAACTTGGATAATGTATAACGTGTTTATTAACCTTTGATATAAATCCGCTTTGTTCCTGTGTAAATTTTAGCGTGTAAGGCTCTATAATTTTATTAACTGCTATTATATCACATTTGCTATAATCATTGATTAAACCATAGCCTAATTGTTTCTGTGTTACTTTTACGTAATCTTTGGCCCATCTATAAAAATTTATATAATGTTTAAATGGACTGTAATGGCTAAAATTAAACTGGTGATAAATTTGCGAACCTGATTCAACACACATTGTACCACTTAAAAGAATAGCTGGTATTTTTGAAAATCTTTGCTTTGCTATTTTATAAAAGTTGTTTGGCTTTGGATAGGTTGAGAATAATCCGTGAGCTTCATCATAAATAATAACATCAAAATTATTGTGTTCTATTTTGTGAATTGATTCTTTGTTTATGATTGTTAGGTTAAAACCATATCCAACAGAATCAAAATCATCCTGTATGCTTTTAAAGGCTTTTATCTTTGTAATAAATAAAACATCATTTGCGTTAACATTCTGGCACGTTTGTAATGCTGTTAGTGTTTTACCAACTCTTGGGCTAAAATTATAATAAACAATTCCTTTTTTTCTTAAAATATCAGATCCTTTGGTTGATAGTTCTATTTGGTATTTTCTTAAAATCATATCTTTTTTATCCAGTTATTAATAGTACCTCTCGAAATATTAAATTCTTTAGCCAATTTACTTTTATTAATATTATCAATCCCTTTAGCTGCAATAATATTTTTAAGCATTTCAAAAGAATTATCTGAAATCTTACCGCTTTTAATATCTGAAACAGATTTATTTTCTAAACTATCTGTCTTTATTTTTTTAAATTGTAATACAAAGTATTCTGCTAATTTTTCAGATTTTAAAATACATTCCTTTGAAACTGTTATTTCTTTAATATTTTTGTCTGCAAAATAAGAATCTATAAAATGTATTATTAAAGCTAACCTTGGAATATAAGTCTTTATTTTAGCAATCATACTTTTAAACATTTCAGGCTCATTATCTGAATTTTGTAATTCAACGTATTTATTAAATACTCTTACCCATTCTTTATTGGCTGCACTATCTAATTTGCAAATAAATGGTATTATATCATTATTATCGTCTTTTTTAATAATATGCGAAATATTATCATTCATTTTTAAGATAGTATTTTCGTACCATTCAATTAATTTTTCTGGAAGTTCTTCATTATTAAAATTTTCAGCCTTTAAATTATTAGGATATGCAAATAAAAACCTATCAATAAATCCTGAACTTATATTGTCATTTGTAAAATGACTGTCTAATATTTCAGGTTGAATACCACCAAGTACAGGAATAAATGGAGAACCAATATAAAGATCACCTCTTGACAATCTATTAACAATTATACTTTCATTTGACCATATAGAAAGCCATTGCTGTTTATCGGAACCTTCTCTATATTTATTCATATCCTTAAACCATCCATCTAACTCATCTTTAAATACTCCAATTGAATTTTTACTTTCATTGTGTAATGATATTAAAGCCTCGATTGTTGTATCACTTGCAAGTAGTTGTTTTCTTTTTGGTTTATCTAATGGAATAGCATTATTTTTTTCTTTTTTAGAAAGTAGTAAATATTTTTCGTATTCCTCATATTTTAAAAAATAATCCTCAATTCTTTTTTTATTAATCTTTTTTAAAGGATAAATTATATTATTTATACTTGGTGTTTTACCAAGTCCAGCCTGACCAACTAAAGACAAAAATAAAGTACAACTTTCAGTCCACCCTTTTTTAGCTTCTATTTTTAAAGAATTTCCTATAATTACTGACATCATCCATAAAAAAGAAGAAGACATAAAATCCTCATTAAGCATTAATTTGTTTTTACTTTCTGAAATATACAATTGAATCTCTCTCGGAAATATATCTATAGGAAATTCTTTAGTTTCTATTTTTTGAACTAATTCTTTTGGAAATTCTTTTACCATTCGAGAACCGTAACCCTGTAAATATATCTCCTTTGAAGCAGCAGTAAAATCCCCATTATGATTTTTCCAACAGTAAGCTGAAAACGGTGTAATTAATTTTTCGTGAGGATAACAAGTGGCAGTACTAAAAAGATACATATTTCCTGAATCTCTAAATACATAACCACTATGCGGAGAAGTTGCTCCGTGTCTTTTAATTACTTGCTTATTGTTTAAATTAGCTACTATACTAAAATCAGATCCAATAACATCAAAAATAGTATGTTTTTTATTGTAATCATCCCAAGGCTTAATTTCTGATTTTACAAAATCTTTTTTAGGTTGTTCTATTATAGCCTCAACGTGATTGTATATTTTAGAACAAGATAAAATAATATTTCTATCCTCTTTTGAAATATATCCAATATCTAAATAAGAACGTTTATTATATTGGTTATTTGGATAAACAAAACAATAACCACCCAAAGACCTTGTTTCTAAAATAGCTTCCTTATATCCATTTAAAACAGCTAATTTTTTATTACCTTCTATTTCTTCACATTTAAAGAAAATATGATAACCATCTGATTGTGTTTTATAAATTACTACTTTGTTATGGAAATCAAAAATATTATCATCTAAAAAAGAAATATACTCATCCCAAAAATCTTTTCTTTCTTTAGCTGTTGGCAAAACTTTTAAATCTACATCGATACACTGTAAATTATCATAACCAGTAACCACTCCAAAATTTGAAGTGGCTGCTATTTCAGAACCGTCTTTTCTAAATAAACCACCTTTGTAATTGTAGTTTTTAGAAAACTCACTAAAGGTTAATTTTTCAGTTTGGCTTTTCTTCCAAGGAAAGTTTGGAGTTTTACTTTGACCTACTGTAATCAAAGAAAAATTTTCACAAAGTGCTTTTAAATTAAATTCCATAATTATAATTTTAATAAATATTCAATTTGACATTCGTTAAAATAACCCCAAGCATCAATAATTTTTTCTTTTAATTCATCAGTTGGTAATCTATTAAAAGTAACTATTAAACATCCTTTATGATCCTCTATTGTATAAATAATATTTTCAAAATCCCAATAACATATCATTTCACGTAAAATCTCTAATCTGATAGGATTATTACTAAATTCATTTCTTGTACTCATAATGTAAATTTTTATAAAAGACAAAATCCCAATAATAGCCACTACACTATTACTGGGATTTGTCGGTTAGTCATAAGACTAAATTTCTTTATCGCAAGTAGTGGATTGCTTTTACAAATATAATATTTATTTTGATATAATTGATTATTATTATTAAAAATTTTAAAAAGTGTACAATAGTGTACAATTATTTATAATATTGCCACCTAAATTGACACCTATAAAGTCAATGGTGGCACGACTTAACAGCCGAAAGTGTTCAATTGTACACTTTTTTATTTTCAAAAATAATTTTTTTTATTTTTTTTATTTTTCAATCATCAGGTGGAAACTGTCAAATTAAGCAATTTCTTTTATAAAGCCCTATGGTTATTGACTTATTTGATTTTTTTAATTATACACTTTTTTTATGTTGTACAATTATTGTACAAAAAAACCCGAAATATTAAAATATAAAATCATTTATGCTTTTTTGACCGTTTTTATAATAGTTGAAATGTACAAAACCACTCATTGAATTCTGGAAGTTTGTCTGAATCCAGTTTGAAGGTGGTGAAAAAGAAGGGAAGTTTTGATATGTAAAATGTTTGGAAGTTGAATTGTCAAATATGTACTGGTGTGAATCACCTTTACTGAACTCTATTTTTTGACTGTGCAATTTATGCTCATCAATGTAGTTTTTTATTTTTTCAATTTGCTTTGAATCTAAAATCGGTTTAAAGCCAAATTTAAGGTTTTTATCGTCTTTGCCGTGCGTAAGTATAAAAGTTATATTATCTTGGCTGTAATGGTCTATAAATCGCCTTTGGTTAATTATTTCTATTCTTTCTGTATACTTTAATTCTATGTAAGTTTTAAAAGCGGAATTTACAATATAACCAAATGATCCAGCATGGTTATCATTACAAATATTAATACATTTTATTTTGTCATAGTGATTAATTAATGAATCAATTAATTGTATTTTAAAAGTCAATGCAGTATCAAAGGCTTTTTGATTGTCCATATTTTGTGGTAATGAATGACCGCCTCTCGTTGTGTAACCATCCCATCCATCCAGAAAATCACCTAATTCGTGAATTATTAAAGTATTTGATTTTTTATTATTTAAAGTGTGTTTTACCATCACTTTCAATCTTTTGGTTAATTCATCCTCATTCCAAAGTCCATTATAAATTGAATATCCATCTGGATTTACATTCATTCCAATATGAACATCCGTATAAACCAGCCTATCAAATAAGGCTATGCCCTTAAAATTATCATTTGTTTTTAAGGTTATAGGCTTAATTTTATCTTTAAAAATATTTAAAAAGTCAATATCTTTTATATTTTTTTCCTCATCGCTTAATTTCTCAAATAGTGGATTTGTAACTCTTACTGATTCGTTTTTGTTTTTTAGCCATAACATCGGCACCGTTTTGGGATCAACTCCAACATTTTCACAAGCGTTGATAACTCCTAAATTATTTCTTAATCTGTTAATATGTTTTCTGAAGGAATCGGTATAATTATCTTTTAAAATTTCTTGGCCTATTTTACTATCATTTAATCCTTTTTGCAATAATTCTATAATCTTATCATTGTGGTGTGAATAGATACCCATATTTTGATTTTATGTTAATAAAAAAATGCGCCCGATTAAAGGCGCATAAAGATAGTATTATTTTGTAAGTTATTTACGCTGTTATTAAATCTTTTAAATCAACAGCTTTGAAGCCTTCAGGCTTTAGTATTTTTCCATCTGGATTCCTTAACACTTTACCGTTTGGAAATTTTGTCATATTGTTTTCGTGTACCCTGTTAAATGCTTCCTCAAATATATCTTGCATTCCATGAAAATTAATAGTTCCAAGCAATACATACATTTGATCTACTAACGCATCTAATATCTCAACTTTATTGCCATCATAACAGGCCGAAATATATTCCATATTTTCCTCTCTTGCCAATTCAAAACGCAAACTGCAATCTTTAAAATCGTTAACTGTTGGTTTGTCGTTTACTTTCTGTAATCCTATTTTCTGAAATTCTCTAACTTTATTTATCATTTTCTTTTAACCATAAATTAATTACTAATATACTTTTTTCTAAATCTGTTTGAAACTCTCCTTTTTTTTCTGCTCTTTCAAGTCTTTTGACAATGTCAAATAAATAAGGATTCCAGTTTCTTTCGGATGCTACTTTGTAAAGCGTTCCTTTGCTGTTATCATAATGTTTTGGTGCTTCCATATTTCAATGATTTGTTCGTTAGTAAAGTAATGCCCATGATATAAAAATCCATCCTGAACTTGTTCCAGTCTTGGTTCAATTCTAATAAATTCTAATAATTTGCAAATATCTTCTATTTTCATTTTAATATTTTTTTTACTAATCCTTCAATGCTTTTAGGATCTTTATTATACGCTTCTAAAATTTTGCTCACGTTCTGCATTTCCCAAATTGGGACTGATGCAATTGTTTTTATAAAATTGTCGTATGTTTCATAAACAATTACACTGGCTTCTTCTTCACTTTTAAACATTTTGTCGAAATACTTCCATTCAACAGTTTTCAGTTGATCAATAAAATTATTGGTAAATTTTAATAAAACTTTCTTGAAATAGTTATCTGATTTCATTTCTGTAATGTAATAACTTAAAACTTGTGAACTTATAACAATGTGATTAATTCTGTTTGATTCTGGTATCATAGCTTATTATTTTAATTACCGCCTAAATTAACAGGCGGATTTATTAATATTAAAATGGCAAATCTGAATCGTCAGCATCAACTGGAGTTGATTTAGCTTCAGAAAGTTTTTTAATTTTCCAGCCTGATATTGTATTGAAATACTTATCAACTCCTTCAGCGTTAGTCCATTTACGGCCTCTTAAATTAATATCTACTTCTACTTCTTGACCTACTGCAAAATCTTTTATCAATTCGCTTTTATTACCGCCAAACTCTATTAAAATAGACTGTGGATATTGTTCTGCCGTTTCAATTACTAATTCGCTCTTTTGAAATTTTTCATTTCCTACATTTTCATTCTTTACTGAAATTTTACCTGTTACTTGCATTTGTTTATTTATTTAGTGATTAATTAATAATTTTTTTCTTGTTCTGCTGTTACGCTGTATTTAGTCTTAATTTGCGCCATTGTGGCCCCTGTTGCCTTTGCTTTGGCTAATATTTCAGCTGTTGCCATTGGTTTGGCTTGTACTGCCTTTTGTGCATCATCATCTTCAGAACCGATTCCGCAAATTGAACTTAAACTATATCTTCTGGCATAAGTTACTCCAGATCCATAGGCTTGTGCATCATTTATATTTTTACAGAATATTTCAGCCAAAGATTCAAACATTTCGCCTGATTCGTGCATTAAAACTGTTTTTACAAAATTTTTGCCATCAATATTAACTAATGGTTGCAAAAGTACAATTCCATTATTGTTCAATGCAGGAACTACTGCCGCTAAAACATCATTCAAATCTGCGTATTTGTTTTTAAAGAAAGGATTAACACTTCCCTTCTTTGGTGTGATCATTTCTAATTGTGCTTTTACTAATGCTTTGGCTAAATTTTCCATAAATTAAAATTTTATTGTTATACTTGATTTTCTTGGGGTGGTGCTTACCACTGGTACGTCATTTCCGTACATATCAATAACATTTTGTTTTTGCGCTAATTTTAGCAATTCCGCCCTTGCATCCAAATCAGCTTTTAATTGTTGGTAAATTGGATCATCTGAATAGTTCAAAGTATTTCCGCCATTGACTGGTGTAAATTCAACGCCCATAACAGTCTGTTTTTCTTCATTGATATGTTTTCTCGCTTCAATCATTGCAGTGCTTATAACCTCGTTTAAACGTGCTAAATTTGCAATAAATTCCATTTTGTCAACGTTACCATTATCCAGTAAATCGGTAACTAATTTAATACCTACTTTTTGCGCTTCTTTTTTTGTGAAATTTGAATCGTACATTGTTACGAAATCCTGCGCTCTTAATTCTAAAAATGTTTCTGAATTTGCTCCCATTTTATTTTACTTTATCAATTAAATTTAATACTCTGTTTTTCATACCGTGATCACTTGCTTTTAATACTTGGTAAATAATATCCAATTCGTTTATTATTTCAGCTTGTAAATTGGTAAATACTTCTGTGTGGCCACTTTCATAGGCTTCTGTTAAATTCGCCCATAATGGTGATGTTTCTACTTCTATTCTGTTTATTGGTGATGTACTATCAAATCTTCCATCCTTCCAAGCATCATAACTGTTCATATTAATTTATTTTAGTGTAAGCGTTGCACATTTGTTCATTATCTGCAAAATATATGTTTTTAATCTTTTGCATCCACTCGTTAAATTTTTCTTTATTTTCCATTAGTATCTGAATATGAAATTAAGAATAAAAATAATTGCTAAATAGTAAGCGAATTTAATCTGATAGTCTTTTTTTAGTAAAAAAGTTTTTATAATATTTTTCATAAGTTGCTGGTTTTAAAATAAATTTTGAATCTAATAATTTGTTTAAATTTTGTCTTTGGATGCCGATTTGGTCGGCAAATTCTCCTTTTGTTAATTTGCTTTTTTCAAATAGTTTGATTAGTTTATGGTTCATAAATAATTAATTAAATTAGTAGTTAGGTTGAGAATCGAACTCAATAAAGTATCCATTACCCTAACTATTTTCCAGTATTTTAAAGAACATGGGCAAATATAAATAATATTTTAGTATTACGTAAGTATTAAATCAGAAAATTTTTTATTTACTTCAAATATTTTTCCTAAAATAGCTGAAAATACTATAATTTCATCATCTGTAATTCTAAGTATTGAGGCCTCAAATCTATATTGACCTTCTCCCAATTTACACATTAATGATCCGTATTTATACTTATAAGTGAATGTAGAACCCAAATCCGTTTTAAATTCTTTCTCGTCTAAAAAATCTTGCTTTGTCATTTTGTTTTGTTTTAATGTTTCTGGTACAAATATACAATATAATATTTTAATATTACAAACAAAAACATAAAAAAACCGCTAATTATTTTTTAACGGCTTTAAAATCAATTATCTGCTTAATTTATGTGCAAAGGCTTTTATTATTAAATCGGTTGGAATGTACTTAACAATTAACCTTAACCATCTTCCAGCATTTGTTGTGTATGCGCTTTCACTGTATTTAATTGCAATATCTTTTAGCGCCAAATTAATCAATTCTTTTTTTTCCATTGTTTTATATTTTTACATAAACGATACCGTTATCGTTTAAAGTTATTCCTTTTTCAAATCTGGATCTTAATACTTGCCAATTAAAACCAAAGTTTTTCTCAAAGTGTGGTTTATCTTTAAATGTTTTCCAATCACCGCCCCATTGGTAGCCTTTGCTCTTAAAATATGTTATCACTCGTTCCCAGTGTTCATCTATTTCCCAGCTTGCCGTTTCAAAATTACCATCACCATTTTTATCATATAATAAAACCACATCAAAAGCTAATCCGTAATTATGCATACTTTGAAATGCATCTGCGTTACTTACTTTTGGTTTTTGCATAAACAATTCGTGTTGTTCAGCTGGTGATCTGTAAACATGGCTAAAACGAAGCCTTACATGTTTAGGCAATTTATTGTTACATTCTCGATAAAATACACCAAGTTCCTCTCTAATCTTTGGATGTGCTTTTTCAATTCTGTTTAAACTGATTTTATCCATTCTTATTTGTTTTAAAATTTATACAACTAAAAGCGTGCATTCTAACATCATCCATTTTACGGTCCATTTCTTCCAATTTCTTAAATAGAATATTGTTCAATTTTTCGGCATTTACTTGAATTTCATTTATTTTAGCTTCTAAATGTTCAATTTTCATATCCTGACGGATTATAACATTGTTCATTTTAACGTAAATGCCTATAATTGTGCCTATCATTGGCAAAGATCCGATAATGATGTTGATATAATCCATTATTATAATTTTGTTTTTACAAAGTTAATTAATTTATTGGGATCTTTCAACAATAACAACGCTATGATAGTAAGAATTACCTCATTAAACGATAATTCCAAAGTATGGCTGTAATATTTCCAAACTTGCAGAAACAAAATACAAATACCGATAATTGTAGTAACTACGTTTAATATATTATTCTTCAATTGGCTCATCTATTTCAATCCACATTGTTATATCGCTATTTAAAGGCGCGAATATCTCCTTTGTGATAACATCACAATTAGTTAACATTTTGCCATTGTCGGCTGTTACGTGAATGTAATATCCTGGTACTGTTTCTATTTTCATAATTATTACGCTATTGTCCAACCTTTTGCGGTTGCGATTAATCTTTCTCCTGCTGTTAAACCTGCATAACCTGGATTTGATGAAACTGTTATTGTTTGTGCACCTGATGCTATACCTAAGTTTGTAAATATAGTTACAATATTAGCTTGACTTAATGACATTCCGCTATAAGAATGACCTCTCGTTGGATTAACTACATTACTTTTACTTAATGTTGTATTATTAGCTAACCAGGAAGTAAAAACGGTGCAAACAGGTAAACTCAAGGCGGGTAATTCTCTTAAATTATAACAGTTGTTAAACATCTGGTTGACTGTAGTTACATTAGAGGTATTTAAAGCAGGCAAATACATTAAACTATTACAGCTATTAAACATACCTACCATAGTAGTAGCGGATGCAGTATTCAACAAAGGAATTTCTGTCAAAGAGTTACAACCTGAAAACATATTTGAAAAGTTACTTCCAGAAGATGTAACCAATAAAGGTATTGTTGTCAATGACCTGCAAGCATTAAACATACTTGTAAAATTAGTTACAGTCGTTGTGTTAATTAAACCTACAGTTTCTAATGATGTACAATTGAAAAACATTTGAGAAGCATCTGTTCCCATAGTAATTGCTGGGACTGTTTTAAGAGAGTAGCAGTTTTGGAACATACCAAGTGCATTAGTTGACGCTGAACAATTTAAAAGTGGCGCTATTTGCAAATTGTAGCAACTGTCAAACATACTACTTACGTTTGTCGCTGAACTTGTATCAAAAGCATTAACCTCCTCTAACGCATAACAGTTAATAAACATACTATTAAATAGAGTAATTCCAGTTGTTTCAGTTGGCTCAATATAAACAGACTTTAATGAATACAAATTATTAAATAAGTTAGTTGGATTAGTTGTACTCATTTGACGAATAGTTATTTTTTCTAAACGTGCATATCTTATAACATTACTACTACCCGCCCAAGTAGGAAGACAGTTTGGAGTTCTGATGTCAAATTCTAACCATCCTGGTGCAAATCCTTTGCCTAATGTTGCATTTTGAACTCCAAAGCTAACAAGCGTTAAATTTTGTCCTGCTTGTGGTGTAATTCTAACCAATGCTTGTCTAAATCCTTCAGTTGTTAGCGTTCCTGCGCTTAATGATGAAAATGTATGCTGATATGATGCTACGCTATTTGAAGCGTAATTTGTTGTTGTACCATCGCCCCAATCAACCGTATAAGCGCCTGTACACTGTAAAGCTACATAGTTAGCGCCATCGTCATATACTGCCATTAAACCTATAACCTCTTGAGTTCCTGGTGTTGGAATTGTTAGCCAATCGGTCGGTCGTGTCCAACTTGGCGTGTTACTTGAACCAGCAACTATTGGTAATTTAAAAGTCCCTACTGCCATTAGTTGTAAATATTAAAAGTTACTATTATGTTTCCAGTTGGTGCGTTAGTTGCATATATTTTTACACTACCAAAAAAAGATTCTGTAGCAGGTAAAATTTCAGCAGTTTTAACAATTGAAATACTTGCGTTTTGTGGAATAACATCAACAATGCTTGTATCTAAAATATTAGCATTTGAATAGTTATATTCATATAATCCACTAACTAATGACCAACTGCCAGAGGCTAATGTAACTGGTGTTACTTGTACAACATCAACTAATCCGTTTTGCAGTTGACCTTTTGGTATTTTTTTAGTTCCGTTCATTATAAATAGTAATTAGCTTTTGTTGAAGGATTTAAATTATCATATAATATAGGTGTCATTTCAGCAATAAAACTACTTAAGTCAGCATTTGCATCCGCTAAATTATTGTAAGTTTTATGTGTATCAATTACGTTTATTAATTCCAAATTTGTTGGAAATAATCTAACATTTATTTTTGAATCATCCAAAGTAATGTTTTGGCTTTGTAGTGTAAATTGTTCCATATTATAAAGAATAAACTCCTAATGTTAATAAATCAAATTGCCCTGTGTTAGTTACTCCAGCACCCATACAACGTGAAGCCGTAAAATTCAAACCTTGCGTATCTATTGGTAAATTTGTGCTAATTGTACCCATTACAATACTTCCTGTTTCTTTATTTCTTACGCAATATTTTACTTCACTTGCATTGTTTTCGCTGTAAATTTCAATCGAATAAACAGTTGTTAATGCAGATCCAGCTGTTCTATTTGCTGGAAAGTTAACACCAAGATCAACTTTTGTTGCAGTTCCTGTCGCATCGTTGTGAAATACTTGAAGGTTTGTATCTAAAGCATCAGAACCAACCCCGATAATGTTAACTAATGATGAAACCAAAACAGAATCAGAATAACCTAAATCCGTTGTTTGGCCAGCCATTCCGTAAAATTGTCTGCATCCAGAACCAAATGCAGTATCTGAAATATAAACATCACAAACATATTTAAAACCACCACCAAGAAACCAAAGTAAAGCCGAACCCCTTGTTCCTGTATAACGACCAGCAGAAACTACCGAACCATAAAATCCTTTACGTACTTGTTTACTTGCGTAATTTGTAGAAGATACAGACCTTGCAATTGTTGAACCTGTGGTTGCTATTGTAATACCACCGCTTGTAACTTCAGTAGTTGAATTGTTTGAATAATTAACACCTCTAAATGTTTCGTGACCTCTTAATTTAGGAATAAAACCTTCATAATTAGGTATGTTTAAAGTAGTACCTACTAAAGTGGCAACACCAGTATAATTATTTGTTGTTAGCGTTATTGCATCTTGTTTAGCATCAAAATCAAGCCAATCTGTAAAACTCAAATATCCACTATTAACACCTGAAGCCTGACCGATAATTGACTCAATATTTGAATTTGTCAAAAAACCATCAATTTGTGCTTTTGTATAATACTCTAAAACTCCAACACTTGTAGGTGTATAAAGAATGTTTATTTTATCACCAGTTTGTAAAGTATCTGATATTGTTAATGTAGTAGTTACAAAAGAATATTGACTGCTATTAAGTTCCTGACCATTAACAAAAACAGCATAAATATCTGAAGGAGTGCCAGAAAGCGTGAAATTTTGAGCGCCTGAAAAACTAAATTCTTGCCTTGTTAATGGTACACCTAACAATAAATTTCCAGATCCTAAAACACTATTTCCATTTATTGTTTTGATATTTGAACCAGAAACCAACAAATCCTGTTTATCGTTGAATGTACTCCAATCGGTTGAACTTAATGCGCCTCTATTTGTTGCGCTTGCCGTTGGTAAATTAAAGGTGTGCGTATCTGTTGCCGAACTAATTCCAAAGTCAGCGCCTGTTGTTCCTGTTGCAAAATATTGAGATTGTTCGGTTAAACCGTTTAAAGCATTTAAACCTGTAGAAAATGTAGTTATAATTTGCGATAAATGGCTATTTTCGGTATGCATTGTAATAGTACGACCACTATGCAATACATAAAATCTTACTGCTAATCTATCCGTCGCAAGTAATACAGTAGGAGGAACTGCTAACGCTGTAAAATACAAATCAATAGCCGTACCACCTGTTATATTTTCAGGTGTTGCAGAATTTGAAGAAATTAAAGTAAAAGTAGTTCCATTATATTTATATAATTCGATATAAAATCGAGGACTACCACCGCCTGAGGATGCGCTAAAATATGTTTCAAAATTCCAATTACCTCCAGGAATTAATAATTTGTTTGGATTTCCTGAATCAGTAATGAATTGAGCAATATAACCATCTGCATTTATAGTAAAATCCGTTCCAGCACCAATTACTGGTGTTCCGTCAATTTCTTTATAAGCAACACCGCCAATTGTACCCTGTGAAACGCTACCATTCAAATAGTAAGAAACCGAAGCCCCGCCACCGCCTGTAGTTGGGAAATTTGCCAAAGTACCATCACCTCTAACATATTGAGAAGCAACCCCAGCGCCAGTTACTGCAATATCTCCGCTTGATGTTATTGGACTGTTTGTAACGCTAAATGCGCTCGGCATTGTTAAACCTACACTTGTAACTGTGCCACCAGTTAAATCATCGGTTGTAGCAATTGTATAACTACCAACTGCTTTCTGTGGAAATTCTAAATTAACATTATTTGCAGTTAAATTATTAGCTTGTATTGTTCCTTCAAAATCTCCGCTATTTACAGCAATCGTTCCATTATTATCAATAAATGCATAACTATTATTAGCATCATTTGCTGTATAAACATTGCTGGTATAAACATTTGTATATTCATCACCAAGTTGTACATTTAATGAATTTGTTGTGCTATTTCCATTATTTGTTACATATTGCAAGTCTATCAATTCCAATTCCCAAACGGCTGTATCATCTGTGTTATCAGTACAAATGTATAAAGTTCCATCATCTAAAATCCATCTACTACCAACAATAAAACCTTTGGTTATATCATCGTAAATAGTTGGTGTCGTTGTGAAATTATGAGATACTTCTCTAATTGTTACACCGCCATCACCCATCACATAAAGCCTTCCAGCTTCCCATTTCAATTCATAACCAACAGCGCAAATTTGCGCCACACCTTTTGAACCACCATAACCAGCATCAATGGTTCCCTCTTTTAATTTAGATCCATTATCTAAAATAATACCTACACCAGTATCAAATATGATATCATTTGTAGTTGTATTTCCGTTATCCGTTACATCTTGCAAATCTTGCGAACCACCGCCACCAGTACTTGATATAATTGGATTTAAAGGATCAGTGTCATCAATTGTTACATTTGTTCCAGCAACAACACTTTCTATGTACGAAGTTGGGATGTCCCCATCCCTATTAAAACCCGTATATTTGAGCGCTTCCAATCTTAACATCAAAGCTTGTGCGCTTGCAAATGTTTCTGGAGTACCCATATCAGTATCATCATAAACTGTGATATCAGTATATGAATATTCCCTTCTATTGCTACCGCTTTCCTCTACTATTTTAAATGTGCCAGCATCTGTTTTGCAATAAAATTTAGATAAAATAAAATTATCTGCATCGCTTGGAACGTGAAGCCACGTTTTAAGACTTTTTTTTCTTATTTCTAATGTAGCCATATTTAGTAAGTTGTATTATTATAAACTTTTAAATGCAAATCAATTAAATCACTTCCAGAGCTTGTAACATCATCTAAAGAAAATTGGAAGGTTGTTGTTGTCAAAGGTTTAAAAACTATACTCAAAGCATTGTTATCAACTAACATATCACCGCTTTTAGATTCCAAAGTAAAAAATACGCTATAAGCTGTTGTAGGCATTGCGTTTGTAAGTGTAACGGTGTAGGTATTTCCATTTGATCCAACAGCATTTAAGATACAACTTGAAATGTTACCTTGTGTTGCACTACTTGCACCAACTGTTCCAGATCCAATATTGATGCTTTTAACAACTCCAGAATTAAGTGCCAAAACAGCTTGAATATCTGTAATTGTATCGTTTAATGCACCAATTACAGCTGTCAATGTATCTACATTATCAAACAAAGTGTCTGTGATTTCCTGTTCAACATCAGCGTGTTCAGTCTTTATGACCTTTGGTGTTTTATTTCTAATTTTAGCGTTAATAAACGCTGTTAATTCTGCTTGTGTCATATATTTATATTAAATAATCTGTTGAATAATCTGAACTTGAATAATCACCCGCTACAATGTTAAAACTCCACGAATAAGCCGATGTAGTTTCGAATGTTGAAGAAAATAAACCACTCGGCAATTCTATTGTGTAACTTCCTACAGATGGAGTAAATGCACCCATTGAAATGTAATAAAAATCCCCATCAAACATTAAATAAGAACAATCATAAGAATATAAAACATTTCCTAAAGAATCTTTTAATTTTATAAATTTTCCAGTACCGTTTAATGTTGCGCCTAATTTATTTGTAATAAATTCAATTTGACCTACAAAATCATATAAACTTATTTGACCTACTGGATTATTTTCTATAATTCGTAAACCTTCATAAATTTGATATTGAAACGTAAAAAGATCGCTGTTGTTTATGTATGCAGAAAATTCCCCTTCTGATAAATTAGAATAGCCTAATCGCTCCGATCCTTTTACGTTTGTTTTGTTTGTCATTCTTAACCCATCAATATAAATAATATCGTGGATTAATAAAACATTTATTCTTTTAAATACAAATGGATCAATATTTACAAATTTATAATTTGTAACTTCCTTCAATAAGGCCCTTGTGCTTATTGTATTTCCTTTGCTTATTTGATAATAATCTTTTACTTCCGTTTCATTATCCAAACGATCAAAAAAGCATCTTAATCTAATTGATTGATAAAAATCAACAATGTCATAAGATATCCCTTGAAAATATCCGTTTGCTTTATAGTCAAAACGTGTTGTTTGCTCTTCAGCTTCTTCCGTTATTAATATTTCATTTGAATACCAAACATCAGATCCAGTTGTTTTAACAAATTTTAATCTAACAGGCTGAAATCCGAAATCAACATTTAAAAAATTAATTTCAAATGCAATCTGGTGAACTCCATTAATATCAGTAAATTCAAATATTGATACATTTGTTGTAATATCGGCTAATGATGTATTTTCACAGTCAACAACAAAAACGGAAAAGTCATTGTCAAATGCGATTCCGTCAGCGTTGTTACTTATTTGCAGATAACTTTCTGAAGGTAATAATTGCACACAATCTGAATAGTTAATTTGTGAAATTTTTGGATTTTCACTATCTATTGTTTTCGATAATTTTATAAAACTATAATCCATTTATTGCATCACTTAAATTAACTGCTGTTGTGTAAGATACTCCATTTACCTTTACTTTTTCTATCCTTGTGGGATTAATTAAAGGTACACTATTGAAATCGTACAAAGTTATGAAAAAACCATCAATTTTGAACCAATTACGTTTTAATATTATTGAATCATAACCAACCTCGTTAATATTAATTAATTCAGTCCCTATTGTGTCAATGGTTACAAAGTCGCTTTCATTTCTTTGCTCTCCTTCAATTGTTAATAAATTAGTCATCCATTCATAGTCTAACTTTGTTGGATGTATTTTTAAAACTCGGTTATTTGTGTCAACTACTCTTATAAATCCTTTTTGAGTGGCTAAATTATCCATCAATGTTTTGACTGTTTCAAATTCTGCTACAACCTTTGTTTTAAACACCATCGGGGATAAAATTGCATCGCTTAAATCAGTTACATTAATATTCCCACCCTCAACAGTTGCAACTGTTTCTGATCCATATTTTGTTGAAAGTAAACCGTTATTTTTAAAGAATGTATTTTGTATTATTCCGCTTGGTTTGTATTTGGATGCTGTCTTTAAATAACTGCTCCAATATTTCATATTTCTTTTAATTGAATATCTTAAATTACTGTAATTGTTGCCAGATGACAAATTAAGTATTTCAGTGAAACCTTGACTTGTTCTATTTACATAAGATACATTGTTTAGCGGAAATTCTGTTTTTATAAATCCATCACCTTCAAAACTTGGTGTAAATCCACTCGGTGTTAATACTATTTTTTCACGCTCTAATGAATAAACAGTGTAAGATCCTATATTTTCACCATCAATAATTTTAAAGTCAGAACCAACAACAAAACCCAACAAAGTCCAATCAAATGAAGCGCCTTCACCATTTAAAGTGTTGTTAAGTATTTCAAGCCTTCCGCTATTCATTCGCATTAATAAAACATTCACAAAACCGTCAATTGTTCCATCTGCTAATGGAAAAACATCAATTAAAAATACTTTATCATCATTATCCAAAGAAGTGCTTTCTTTTGTGCTTATTCCTTGCCTTCTGGATGCCTCAATACTAAACGGATCACGAATATAATTTACCTCTACTTTCTTAACATTTTCAACAAGTTTATTAGGTAACAAAAATTGTGCATCTGTATGTATGCTGTCAATTGTATTGCTTTCATCTTTGTTTTGTTCAAAAGTTTTATAAGAATAATTAAAAGCGTTTATACTATATCTATCGTTAAAATTTGTGTTAAACTCAGAATCTGGCGCCTGTAAAAATCCACCCAAATCAACATTATTGTAAAAGTCATTATACTGCCCTATAAATACATTATTTTGGTTTATCTGATAGTCAGCATTCAATTCTTGTAATCCATCCGTTAAATCCTTAAAATTAACGTAAAAAGGCTTGTCAACATATTGCCTGATTAATTTACCATTAAATGCAAATTGTTCATAAAATTCACCAGCAACATCAAATTTTGGCGCCTCAAGTGTTAAACCTGAAATTGATTTTATATTTTGTTTTAATAAATCAATGTACCGAATTCCTTTTATAACGCTATTCATTGCCGTTGAAGTCGCTGTAATATTTACACTTTCGCAATTATATGACAAATTAATTGTTCCTACTGGTGTTCCCGCTGGTGTTGTTAATGAATTTTGCCCTATTATACTGATCCAAATTTTACCGCCTGTTGGTAAAAAAGGAATTAACACTTCATAATCTTTATTACTTACTGCAAAATTATCATTTGTTGAACTTTCTAATGTTACAAAATCAAAATCACCAGAAACATAAGAAGTGCCATAATAAACTCTAAATGTAAAGCTATTGAAAAACCCGCCAGAACTATAAACAAAATTAAAATTATTTATATTTATTCTTATATCTGAAAGGCTGTTTAATGCTCTTATTATAGTTGATTCATCCCTTGCCGATTCTATTTCAGGTTGAGTAAATAATGAAGGTAAATAAGTATTTTGAAAAAATGTACTAAATGAATTCTCGATATTAAATGTATTTAAACTCCCTGTAATATTACATATTAAAGCATCTTGACCATACATTGGTTGATAAATATCCTCTTGTTCAAAACCGCTCCATTTACTGTTTTGCAATACTGGCTTTGCTTTTAATAATATATTTTCAGTTGCCAAAGGTGTAATTGTGTTTAAATCCAGATCCTTATTACTAAAAACATCAACATTAATATCTTTGCGCCTGTTTATTATTGCTCTGTTATTTTCCTGAATAATTTTGCACTCAAAATAAGTAAGTAAATCAGTTTTGGCCATTTGAAAATCAAGTAATCCAATAGTAAAATTAACACCGTTTTTCTTAAGTATAAATTCAACCTCACTTTCAAAACCATAAGTTTTGTAATAATCCAACAATTGAAATAAACCCATTGTTAAACCATTATCAAAAGTTCCATCATAAAACTCCAGACTTACTTCCTCATTACCATAGCTTATATCCCTTCCATAACGGCCTTTATCCTGTTCAACTGTAAAACTTGCACCATCGAATTTAACAGGCTCGGTTATCTCAATCAAGCCTGTTGTATCATTTTTAAAGTTTAAATAAAATGTAAAGTTTTCCATTTATACGATCCTTCCTTTAGTTGTTAATCTGCTGTTTAATATCTCACGTGTACGACCATTTGAACTTATCATTTTCTTAAATCCATTTTCATTTATATCAATTGCCACCTCATTTGATCCGCTATATTTTCTAAAAACACTTTCCAAATCATCTTTATTTATTCCGTTGGTTTGGTTTGTTTGTAACGGTGAAATATTGTTTTTCAAAAGTAAGTTATTAATTTGTTTGCTCCATTGATCAGGTGTAAAAATTTGCGTTCCTTTTGGAGCATCAACTACTTTATTTCTGCCTTTAAACTGTCTAATTTTTCCATCTGGTGTTACTACTGTTTCCTGATATTTTGAACCTTTAGCATCGTTAATTAACATCCTACCACCTTCGTGAACCCCACCTTCGGCAAACGCTGGAATTTCTTGTGATGCTACCATAGCCAATTGAGCGGCTCCAATTGCACCAACTACCAAAGACAATGGAATACCAGCGAATCCAGTCTTACCAAGTGTTGCAACAATAGCCTGTGCAGTATTAACCGCTATATTAAATAAGGCCATTCTTTTTTCGGCTTCGGCTTGTCTTCTTTGTATTACTTTGCGTTTTTCTTCGTATTGTTTCTCAATTTCAGCTCTGGCCGTTGCACTACTTCCAGCAAATGCAATAGAAACATTTTTTTGTTGTTCTAAACGTGCATATTCAGCGTTAAAACGTGCTTCACTTTGTTTCATTAATGTATTGGTTAATTCTTGCCCAATTTCCATCATTGCAACCGCTGTTGTTTTCCAATCATCACCAAATCCTTTAATTTCTTTATTCATTACCTTAAACAAAGTTGGCGTTCCTGATTCACTTCCAAATTGATCATAAAAACCTTTTAAATAATCTGTCATTTCTTCAGTAGCTTTTTTTGTTTCTTCTACTGCTTTTGGCATTTCGTGAAGCATTGGAGCTAATGGCTTTCCTTTTGTTATTTCGTCAATAGAAGCTTGTATTTTGTCAATTATTAATTGATAATTCTTATATTCTTCATTTGATTTGCTTACATTTTTTTGTATTTCTTTCCATTTAGAAATTTCAGCTTCTAAAGTTGGAATTACACCTTTTGCATTTTCATTTGTTAAATTTTGAGCTTCTAAATGTTCTCTTTTAGCTTTAGTATTTTTCTTTGTTGATTCTGTATTGTTGTCAATTTCTTTATTTTCTTTTACTAATGCATTTTTTAATACTTCAACACTACCAATTCTTCTATACATTACTTCATTTAGTCTTTGAATTTCTTTAGAATTTTCAGCTATTAAGTTTGTATTTTCTTTTGTCAATTGACCAAATGGACTTCTTGCACCTGTTTTTTGAATATCTTTATTTTTTTGAGTTAATTCATCAAACTTTTTTCTATCGGTTTGTATTTTATCCTCTAATGACAATATCATTGCTCGGACTTTTTGTTCTTGTTCTGGTGTTCCTTTATAGTTTTTAAGTACGTTTTCCGCTTCTTCTTTCCCTATGTTTTTAAGTTCTAATAATTGTTCTTTTCTTATTTGAGTATCTGATTTTAACCATTCAGTAAACTTTGATAAATCTTTTTGAAATTTACCTAAAACTTTAGATCCTATATTTGAAATAACACTTTCGCCATAATTTAACTGTCTAATAAAATCAGTCCAAGCGTTTGTAAGCCTTGTTTGTGCAGCTGCTAAACTTTCTACTCTGTTTTTATTTTCAATTCCGTATGTTTTCTCTAATTGGCGCGCGAACTCTGGCAATACTTCAGAAGCTAAGACCTTACCATCTTGCATCATTTTACCTAACTGTTTTTCAGTTACGCCCATAGATTTAGCCATAATACCAAACGCACCCGGCAATGCTTCGCCTAATTGACCTTTTAGTTCTTCAGCACTAACAGTTCCTTTTGACATCATTTGATTAAGTGCGGTAAATGCTCTATTTTGAGCATCAACACTTAAACCCATAAAACCAGCAGATTTGGCAACACTTTCAAATATTTGTTGTATTTCTTTTCCGCTTATTTTATCTTTTGCACTTACATAAAATTGAGTGAATTGCTTTGTAAGTCCGTTTATTTCAATACCATATTTTTCAGAAATATCACTTAAAAACGCTTGACTTTCTGCAAATTTAGAATCAGTTTCAACTACTTGCTTAAGTGCTAAATCTAATGATTGCAATTCTTTTGTGGTATTAAAAATATCTTTTGCAATATTTGCAAATAATGATAAACCACCAGCAATTCCAAACGCACTCATTAAATTTCCAATTCCAGCAATTGCCTGAGTTGGATAATTACCTACGTTTCTATTAAATTTACCAACGGCAGTATCTGCCTGAAGTACTTTTTTATTTAATCCATTAAATTCATTTTGAGCCTTGTCTAATTCTCTGTTATATTCTTTTTGCGTTTGTGTTGCTGTTTTTCCTCTTGCAATAATATCCTGTACCCTTCTGGCGCTTTCTGCTTGTTGCTTACTTAATTGTAAATATGCACTCGATAATTTTTCATTTGCAATCCTAACTCGATCAGCTTCTTTTGCTTCTTTATTTGCTAAATCAATATTAGATTTCCTTTGTTGGTTTTCTTTTATTTGAGTAGCAATTATCTTTTGTTTTTGCGTTTCTAATTTATTAACATCAGTCAAAAGTTTTCTTTCTGCTGTTGATAATTCACCAGTTAGCCTTATATTTTCTTTTATTTTATCATTTAAATCAGTAACACTTTTAGGCGATTGACCACCATTAAATGAAAGTTGCAGTTTTGAAATCGCAACAACTTCTTCGTGTGTTTTGGTTAATGATTTATAAAGGTCATCAAGTTGTTTTTGTGCCTCTTTACTTACTATTAAGTCAATACTATTTGCCATTCTTTTGTGATTTTATTGTTTTTTCAGCTTGTTTTTGGAACTCAATCCATTCTTTTACCGTTATATCTTTTGCGTCAATCTTATATTTTAGCTCTAAAATACGGCTAACAGATATTAATTGTGATTCAATACTTTGGCTTTCCTGTTGATCGTCTTTTTTAAGCTCTAATTGCAATACTTCGATTTGAGTTTTCACGTTCTGCAATCTTTGGTTAATGCTTTCAATTTGTGCAAATATATCTTTTGAACGATCTATTCTATAATGCCATTTTTCAAGTTCCCAAGTCAATTGATGAAACATATCAATATTTAAACCTT